CATGGATTAATATCCATGATTCTCTTCATATTTGTGATTGTGTATCGTTTAACCGCGATACCCGGCAATTACGTTTATTTACTGCAATTAATTTTGCTCTCTTTACTGTTCATTCAGTGTATTTTTCGAGAATACTTTTTAGGGGGCAACCCCTACAAATATTTTCTTGGAATTTATATAGAGACCTTTCAGTTAGCTAACGCTACCTGTTTGATTATATTGTATTAAATTTATTATTTGGTCACCACTCCGGAACTTAAAATAACTTCCGAAAGTGTAGTGGCGTCATTAGAATCAAGTTGTGACCACTTGATTTCCACCATATGACCCTACAACCCAGAGAGCTCACTCTGCAAAAAGCAACCTATCCTGTGCATCAAAGTTAGAAATGTATTGATACCATTTCCTTATCTTTTTTGTGCATTAGTTTTAATTAATTATTGACTATCCTATATGAATCTGTTGATTCGTGTAATCGTTATTTTAGTTACGAAAAATCCCACTTTATTATATAAAAAATTTAACAATAATAAACTTCACCCGCAGAAGGGTTGAACGAAGTTTTAGTTTTATAAATTATTTTGAAGAATAATTGGTTTTCGTGCTATTATTTTATCCGACGTACAGGACGACTTTGCACTCAATATAACATATGCTAAGTAAGTTTATCTATCGACAACCTGAGATAGAAGGTCTGGCCACCTAATTTTACCTTACCTCTCGCATGTGTTTGAGACAACATTTTAGATGATTATTATTGACATCTTTAACCAAATTACTACTATAGTATCCAATTAGCCCGTTGCGGTTAGTATCAAATTCCCACCTCAATTATGACAAGTTACTTTTACGAGGAATCAAAATTAAATGTGCCCCAGGGAATCTCGCTTACACTTTTTGTGTTTGTTTGTAGTCTAGCGTTGGCGGACGCTACAAAATCCGTCACCCAGAATGAAGTTATTATCATTTCGCTTTATTTAAGCGTTTTATTCATTCTTTCACCCTTTCTTTTTATGTACCATTTTCATATTCTTACTTCTCAATCAGAGAAATCGGATCGCAGAATGGACTATTTTAACAAAAAGAAAAATGCCAATAAGGCAAAAACGCGCAGGGCACTCGCGCAAATCGCAAAACAAATGCGAGCAGAAGAATTACGAATGAAAAAGAAGCAGGCCAGTAAGGAGATTTACACATCTCAAGCTTCTAAACAAGATTTTTTCAACATATCCGCTGATTTTTCAGATTATTTTATGGATGTGCTTGGTCCAATTTGGTTTCATTTTCGCGATTTTACTGAAAAATTCGAATTGGATTTTTCTTCATTGTTTTCATTATTTAATTTTCCCGCTTTTATAGCGGAAAATTGGGATTCCATTAGGAATTGTGAACTTTTTGAGGAAATTACCAACCTCGTGCAATTAGCTATATCTTTGGGCTGGATTAAAAAGATAAATGCTACTGTAAAGGGGATTCCGATTTTTGTTTCTGAGCCTTTGCGTAGGTCAGTCTCAATATGGGATTTCATGGAAGCTGCAGGTTGCTTCTGCAAATTAGTACTTTCGATTGGAATGAAAGTGCTTACCACGGGAGAAATTTCCCATTGTTGGACAAGTGAAGCCAAAAATGAGTATGACAATGAATTTACATTTCTGAAGTCACAGAAAGTTTTAATTGAACTCGGTCGTAAGGCTGATGTTGATGAAATTACCTATGATCGTAGATTATGTGAATGCATTGCCGCAACTCTCTCTCTATTGAATACTTGTAAACAGACTGAACGAGCTTATTATTCTTCTCGTTTGGCTATTTTGCGCGATATTTTATCAGCTCGAACTTTGATGAAAAAAGACAGTATTCGCGAAAAACCTCTAGGTATGCTTCTTGTAGGCGAATCTGGAGTTGGAAAATCTGCTATTGTTAATTCTCTTGTGTATTATGTGTTAGAGTGCAATGGCAAAGATTCTAGTCCTAGAGCCACCATTACGCTCAATCAGGAGGATGCTTTCCAATCGGAATTTATGACACATCATCGTGGTGTTATCTTCGATGACATTTGCAATACTTCTTTAGATCGTACTACTGGTTCACCTGCTACTCCCATTATTATGTTTTTGAATAATGTGCCGATGTCGGCACTTAATCCAAATGCGGAAATGAAAGGAAAAGTAATGATTGAACCTGATTTTGTTGCTGGAACTACCAATGTCAAAGATCTCTTGTCTAATCAATTATCAAATGAACCTTTATCTATTAATAGGCGCTTTGAATTGACCATTACTCAAGAAGTCAAGGATCAATACAAGAAAGAAGGAACTGAAATGCTTGATAGGAATAAGATTGGGCATATGTCTGAGGATGCATTTCCTGATTATGCTCTTTTCACTGTTGAAGAACCAAGTTACTCCAAGGATTACACCAAGGATTCAGCTAAGTCAGGACGCAAGAAGAAAATTGTATTCAAACCTATTATGTATCAAGGTAAACCCTTAGTTCAGGTTGAGATTCACACTCTTTTGGCATTCTTACGTGATTATTCGGCGGAATATTATGCAAGTCAAAAGAAGTTTGTAGATGGACAACGAAATCTCAGAAACAAGGAATTATGTGAACATAAATTGCCACCACATATGTGTGAACATTGCAAACCCTTATCTAAGGATCCATTGGAATCACAAGTTGGTTTTGAATATTATTTAGAAGTTGTTTCCTTCTTCAAAGAATTTGAAGTTGATTTTTGTAGGTGGTTATCATTTACCATTGATCGCATTTTGAGATCTCAATATGGCAATGCCATTATCGCTTATTTTCATACACAATTGATTATGGAAGTGATATTTTATTTAATGCCGTATTACCTTTCGAGTGTTTTTGGAGGATATTTTGTCCTTCATTTTGTTCATTTGATCAAATCGTATTTTGGATATTTTA